ACTAACAACCAAAAAGATTCGTCTTGATTGGGAAGTTTCTACTGAGTCTCTAGAAGACAATATTGAAGGAGGTGCTCTTGAAGACCATCTCGTTCGTCTTATGACAAACGCATTTGCTAATGATATCGAAGATCTCGCTATCAATGGTGATGGTTCAACAGGAAACTTCCTATCAATCATGGAAGGTTTCGTACACAAAGTCACAGACGGTTCAGATGCTCACGAAGCACTTGTAACAGTTTCTGATGATGAGTGGACACCATCTGTAATGCAGGATATTATTCTTGCAATGCCACGTAAGTATCGTGCAATTAAGAGCAATCTTAAGTTCTATGCAGGTACAGATGCATTCCAGGGTATCGTTACAAACAACGGTACACTTGCTGACGCAGTAGCAGAAGCAATTGCTGGAATGACTCCAGGCAGCACACAGGCTAACCGTCAAAATTATCTTGATGGTGTTGGTCAAACACTTGGTGGAGCACGTACAACACGTGTTCTCGGTGTTGATGTTATGGAAGTGCCTTATTACCCAGCAGACTATGTCGATTTGACATTCCCTGCAAACCGTGTTTGGGGCTTCCAGCGTGATATCACGGTAAACCGTGAGTACAAGCCAAAGAAGGATACAATTGAGTACACAGTATTCGTCCGCTTTGGTCTACAATGGGAAGAGCTTGATGCAGTTGCTTATGCAGATGCAGCATCTGATTCCTAATAACTAAATAGTAGTACCGAAAAGGAGGGCAGCCACAAAGTTGCCCTCCTTATTCACATTCTGATATAATAGCAGTGGAGGAATAATAATGTCAGTAGAACTAGTAGAAGATTTAAAAAAGAAAACAGTACCACAATTAAAAGCATACGCAAAGAAAAATAACATAGATTTGTTTGGAGTAAGCACAAAGGTAGAAATATTAGAAGTAATTTTTTCTTTTATTCCAAGACCAGAACAAGCAGTGAAGAAAAAAGATGAATCAGTAAATAAAGTTGCTCTTTATTCAGAAAAAAATCTTCATTGGAATGGCGTGGGGAGCCTTGAAAGAGGCTATAACATAGTATCTAAGGAGGATTCCGAAAAGTGGTTGTTTCGTAAAGATGTTCGCATAGCGACACCTGACGAAGTAGCAAAATTTTACGGTAAAAAGAAGAAATGAATATACTAAGACTTTCACCATATCCACTATCAATATCTTATAATGTTGGATTTGCTTCATCTGATTATTGGCTAGTAATTAAAGATTCTGATAGAGATATAGTTCGTGTTGAGGAAGAAGTTACCTCTACAGCAGGATCAGTTATTACATTTGAGTTGCCAGCATATTTTTCAAAATATGATGGGTCTTATCATCTAGAAATTTACGAATACCCAGAAGGCGAAGTAGGGGATTTAGTAATTGAAGATAATTTAAATATTGAAAGACCTTATGTTGATCCAAATACCCTTGGAACTACGGCAAGTGAAATTAAAGAATATAAAGAATATGAGTTACTTGCAAGAGCAATTATTGATTCAGTTACTGGCGGATTTTATTACAAAACATGCTACATGGAAGTAGTTGGACAAGGGACAGACTATATGCCATTATGGGAAAAAGCATATAAAGTTTTAAAAGTATATGAAAATGCAGAATTAGTTTATGATGTTGATGATGAAGATGGTCCCGCACTAGGCAGTTGGAATTATTTAATTACAAAAGACAAAACTGCAATTACAAAAGACCCAGTTGCAGCAGTAGATTCTATGAATAGATCAGAACGCAAGCCGCCAAGAATGGCCTTAGCAGCATCTGATTCTATATTTATGTTTGATACAGAAGATAGTGGAAATACGCTAACCGTTCAGCCTGGAGTTGTTTTTGGCGAGGGTATGGATTATATATTCCTACTTGAAACAGGATATAGAGTAGTACCAATTGATATTAAAGATGCTATAACAATGTTAATTAATGATATTAAGTGTGGAAAGCTTGACTACTATAAGAGATATGTATCAAGTTATTCTACAGATCAATACCGCCTTCAATTTGATAAGGGATTGTTTGAAGGAACAGGAAATCTTTTGGTTGATAAAATTCTAGATAGGTATATAACCAATATTGGCAAACCAGGAGTATTATAATGATAGACTCTTGCTTAGAAACAGATTTTTTATATCCGCTTAAAGCTGATGTATTTTATCCTATTGTTGAGCAAGGAGCTTATGGAAATGTTCAAAAGAAATGGGTTTTGGATAGAGTTATAACTTGTAGTTTTGCCCCAGTCGGTACTGCTGGACAAGAAGAAGTTAAGCCAAATCCAAAAATTAATCTTGATGTAAATTTGCTGGGTAGAACAAAAAATGATGTAAGAATTGGATCAAGCTATTCTAGAGAATCTATAACCAATGTAGTGATTACAAACATAAGAACACATTCAGAAACACCCGTATATTTAGAGACTGCTGGACCTCGTTCTGGCCGATCTACTATTTTTGAAATAGCATCCAATGAACCAATTGTTGGTCCATTTGGAGAGGTAGAGTATTATAAACTTGTTGTTCGTAGATCAGAGAATCAGGCATCAGACCTATGATATCCGTTAAATTAAATCAAGCTAAATTTATTAGTGATATGAATAATGTTGTTCAGTATTCTCTTGGATTTTTAGACGGCATTAAAAAGGGTAAAAGAGTATTTTTAGGAAATTTGGGCGCAGGAGTAAAGAAGATACTAGAGGCATTTATAGATGTAAATGCAAGATCTAATCCTCAAATGCTTCACCACGTTTATGAGTGGTCAAGAGTAGGTAGTCCAGATGCAAGATTATTTGATATTAATTATACCGTTAGTAATCTTGGGCTATCGTTCTCTTCTTCTTTTAGACAATCTAATAGTATAAAGCAAGGTTCGTCTGTTCCATTTTATAATAAGGCAAAAATTATGGAAGAAGGAATTCCAGTAGTTATTACTCCAAAAAGATCTACTGTTTTAGCATTTGAGCAAAATGGAGAAACTGTATTTACAAAATCTCCAGTAGAGGTTTTAAATCCAGGTGGCGCACAAGTACAAGGTTCATTTGAAAGAACAGTTGATTTATTTTTTAGCAGGTATTTTACACAGGCATTTTTAAGAACAAGTGGAGTGGCAGAGTATTTTAAGAATCCAGTATTATATAAAAGAAATTTACAAAAAGGAAAATCTGGCGGTAGACAAGTTGGAATATCAACAGGTTATGCATGGATTACTAATGTAGGAGCAAGAATAAATGGCTAACGATACACCACTCAATACTCCAGTTTTATGGATAAACAGATATTTACAATCTAAGCTTGCTGATTTTGGATTTGATAGTGTTCCATTTTTCCCAACTGCTCCATCTACAATAGATAACCTAACCCAGTCATTTGTAGAAAATAATGGGGTAATGGCAACATATGACCGTATGTTTAAAATGAATAGAAAATCTTTTCCACATATAAAGTGCGAACAACTATTATACTATTTTTATGCTACCCAAGAAAACTCTATTACAAATATGATTCAGGTTACAGAGATTATATATAGACTGTTAGACCGTTTTGATGAATCAGCAGAAGAAATAAATAGCTGGTGCTCAAATCGCAGGGTAGATCTAGACGACGCTGGATTGGTCGATAATGTTTTCTATTTCCATAATTTCAGGGTATACCAGTTAGAGGAAACTAGAGATATTATAGATTTTGGAACAGCAAGAACCTATGCTGGAAATAAGATTATTATAGATTTTGATTATCATCAGATGCCTGAGTTGACCTCAAATCTATGGTCTTCAGAGCCAAAGCTCACTGGTGACGATAAAATCACCGTATAAAAATCTGTTATACTTATATCTGAGGAAACCCGCCAAAAACTTAATACATACTTATTGAAAGTAGAGGTGAAAAAATGCCATATAGTCGTGGTACATCGACCAACATTATCGTTGGCGCTGCTGCACTTTTCGTAGCAGACACAACCCTAACTCCATCAACATTGGAGAACTTTGTATCTTCCGAGTCATTCAAAGAAACTTTGGCTGACGAAGCAGATTATACAAATGTGGGTTACACCATGAATGGTCTTGAGCTTCAGTTTCAGCCTGACTTCGGAGAAGTACAGGTTGATCAGATTCTAGACGTTGCTAAGTTATACAAGCAAGGTATGCAAGTAAATCTTGCTACTGCTTTTGCTGAAGCAACACTTGAGAATCTTCTCTTGGCTCTAGCATATAATGACAATCAACTCTCAGGAACTAGCTCTTCAAAGTCAACATCTAATGGACAGGTCCTTAACCTTTCTGCAGGTGAAATTGGAGAATGTCCAGTAGAACGAGGAATCGTTGCTGTTGGACCTGGAACTGGAGACTGCGAAGACTCAGCGTACGTAGAACGTGTTTACTCAGCATACCGTGCACTCTCAATTGAGAATGTAACCGTATCTGCAAAGCGTGATGAGGCATCAATGTTTGAAGTTTCTTTCCGTCTTCTTCCTGAAGATACATCTGGATCCTATGGTAAGATCGTAGATCGTACCTGGACACCAGGTTCATAATCTAATATTTAGATTGCAGTTAGCCCATCCCTACGGGGGTGGGCTTTTCTGTATGCTAAAATGGTATTAGGGGTATCATGGCTACTAAA